CATAGCGGAAGCTAACCATGAACAGTATGTGCAAGATAGAAATGAATATGAAGCTAGGGTAGTTATTGACGGCTTAACAATTTTTCAAGAAGAATATAATAAACACCATGACGTAAGTTATCAAATGGAACAAGCTAAAAAACGTGAAGCTAAACTAACCGAAAACCAAAAGAAAGATAGAAGTATAAGAAACAAGATATATCATATAAAAAATAAAGAAAAGATAAATGCAAGACAAAAAGCTAGATACAAAGCTAATCCTGAAAAATATAGAAAAGCACACAGAAAATACTATAAAGAAAATGTTAAAAAACCAGAGTTATTTCAAGTAGAACAATGGCTAAAGAAAAGAATCTCTGGCTCTTAATAAGAGAAAATCTAAAAGAAATTCATTTACAACGTATTGAAACAGGTATGACAGGTGCAGGTGTGCCTGATGTTAATGGTTGTAGTAAAGGCAAAGAGTTTTGGATAGAATTAAAAGAAATACATTCAGGTAATAAACTTACTTTACGACCAATGCAAGTGTCTTGGTTGGCAAAAAGAGCAATGCACGGCGGACAGGTATTCGTCATGGCTAGAAAAAACGATGAAATCAAGCTCTACCATATAGACAGCCTTACAGGAATAAAAGATTTAGTTAATGAAGGTTATAATCATAAAGCTCTTGTTACGCTTACTATCCCTTACGATTGGGATGCTCTAGCTAGTGCTTTACTTTCATAATTTTCTTATATACTATTATAAAGGTAAGCGTGGGGCTTACAACCATATTAAATTTCAGAAAGGAGAATTATATGGCACATAATATAGAAACAATAGCGTGGGCGAACGATGTCCCTTGGCACAAATTAGGTGTCGAGGTAGAGTCTAATCTTACGCCATTGCAAATGTTGGAGGCGGCAGATTTAGACTGGACTGTTAGTAAACGTCCAAGCTACACTATCGACTCTCCAAGTTGGAGCGACGATGTCGGGTTGATTCAAGCTGAAGATACCTTTCACATTGTTCGTGACAGCGACAATACAATACTTTCACATTGTGGTAGGAATTATATTCCTTTCCAAAATGAGAGAGTATTTGAGTTTTTTAAACGCTTTACAGAAGCTGGTAATATGACCATGGAAACTGCAGGTAGTTTAAGAAACGGCAAAGAAATTTGGGGTTTAGCTAAAATCTCAAGCGACTTTGAACTTGCTGGTGGTGATAAAATAGGGGGCTATCTCTTAATTAATCAACCACACGTTGCAGGGAAATCGATGACGATAAAACTAACGCCTATAAGAGTAGTATGTAATAACACTCTCACATTGGCTCTAGAAGCAGGGGGTAATCAATTTAGAATGCCTCATGTTAGAGACTTTAATGATGATGTTATTAAAACTGCAGAAGAAGCTTTAGGATTATCTGAAACTAAAATGCAAGAGTTTCAGCAATACGCTACAACTCTGTCTAAAGCGAAAGCTAAACATTCTGACGTAATAGATTACGTTGCAGAAATATATCAACCAGATATGCTTATGCAATATAAACTAGAACAAAAATTACGTTCAGAGGGTAAAGCTGTCGGCATACAAGAACCACTAGCAGAGAAACTTAATAAGTTTCCTTCATTAGCTATGGAAGGGTATTACAACTCTCCAGGTGCAAACCTTAAATCAGCTAAAGATACTTGGTGGGGTGCATTTAATGCTGTGACCTATGTTGAAGACCATCTTAGGACTTCACAAGTAGAGGGTAATGCTCTACATAGTGCATGGTTTGGTGCAGGTGCTAATAGAAAAGCTAAAGCATTAGATATGGCTCTATCAAGGGCTGCATAATGGCAGAAACACCTAAAACGTATTTTCTAGACGTTGAAATTCTAGAAAAAGCTTGGGAAGGATTATTCGAGTCAGGTCAAAATGAACTGGCTCGATTAATTTCTGACGCAATGATTGCACAAGGTTGTCAAGAACTAACGACTATTAAAGACCCGTCGTTAATCTTGATGTTTTGGAAAAATTATTTGGAAGAAAATAATTTAGTTAAATTTGATGACCCTAAGGAGGTTCACTAAAATGAATGAAGTGAAAATCGATAAAGGCATTCCATTACCTACCGATATGAGGAATGAGTTGAAATATCCGTTTGATAAAATGGATGTTGGAGACTCTATCTTTTTTCCGTTAGGTGAACAGGATAATGCTCAACGTATGAAGAATAGACTGTCACAAGCTACTCGAACATACGGTAAAAAGCAAGAACCAGAACAGCATTTTGTTATTCGTTATCGTTTAGAAAACGAAATATCAGGTGTCAGAGTCTGGAGAAAAGATTAAGTATCTGCCTATGATTATACTGCTTTACTTTCGGTATACTCGTAGGCATACTTATAGTTGGTTCTACCGCATTATATGTGAGTAGGTGATATTAACAGTAAGAAAGGAGAAAGATATGCGAACAGCAGAAACTTCTACGTCTTCTACCAAGAAGACACCTATTGCATCTGCTAAAACAGTTGCAAAACCTTTAAGCAAGGCTAAAGTGACAGCTGTGCCAAAACCTGTATCAACAACAGGCAAAGGAGCAGCTAGAACTCAATACAAGTTCATTGGAACTGTGCCTGAAGCTAAAGGCTTTACACCGCAAATGAGAGCTTTAATCTTGACTGCGAGCGAAGCAAAGAAGAGTGAATTAGATTCTTCTAGTTTCACAGCTCAAGACCTAGTTGCACTTGCGGTGAAAACAGGTAACCTTACAACAGGTCAAGACCCGTTAAGAATCTTTAGATTCTATGCGAAAAGACTTATTGATGAGGGATATTTCGCAAAAGCGTAGTATCATATCTGTGGTTTGCTGGCACCTTGCCAAAAGCCAGCACGTGATTATAAGGTGTGCCACTAAGCGATTAGTACAGGATGGCACTTAAAGGAATATTCCTGTTGGATGGGTTTATATAAGCATCCTATGAACAACACCTTATAACCACACCAACGTAGTGATAGATTGATTTTTTAGATTTGTCACAGTCTATCACTACACTTTATTTATGGGAGTAAAATATGAAAATTACAATAACTAAAGATGACGGCTCTACTATAGAAACAAACACTATAGCACTCGCTCGTAAACTTAACAACATTGTGGTTCCCTCTATGGCTGATGGAGTTTTAGAATCATCAGATATAAACTGGGACCAAGCTGATTTTATTAATTGTATGATTGATACTGTTGATACTATGTTTGCTGAAAAAGATATGGAATAACCGTGCTTTACTTTCGTTTTGCTGGTAAGTAAAGTATAACTATAACTAATAAAGAAAGGAGAAAGTTATGAAAGCGATATTAATTGACCCTTTTGACCAATCCGTGTCAGAGGTAGATTACAACGGGGATTATAAAGAACTATATAATCTCTTGAACTGTAGAACATTCGATTGTGTCAGGATAGATGATACTAACGATATGTATGTAGATGATGAGGGTTTACTTAAAAACCCAAATCGATATTTTAAATATGGACAACAAACTTTAGCAGGTATGGGACTAATACTCGCACACAACGATGAGGGTGAAAGTGTGGGAACTACATTAAGTTCTGCAGAAGTATTTGAAAAAGTTGAGTTCTTACCAGAAGGTCATATAGAAGAGCCTTATATGGAATTTTTCCCAATTAGGAGTTAATTATGCCAAATCATTGTCAAAATCGTGTAGAAATACATTGTGAAACAGTAAAACAAGCTTTAGAAATAAAAGAATTTTTACATTCTGAAGAAACTTGTTTCGATTTAAATAATATAGTTCCAAAACCAAATTTTGAGAAAACACCATTGACAGGTAAAGAAACTAATTTTATAGGAGAAAAATCAGAACTTGGTAAAGTTGGTGAATTACCTATAAAAGATGATAGTTTTCCAGAAGCACTCGGCACATTTTGGAAGTTTGCCAGCACTGGTAAACAAGACGATAGGTGGTATTCTTGGCAAATACGAAATTGGGGGACGAAGTGGAATACTTATAGTGATGAGTTATCTTATATAGATGACGATACTGTTTTATATTACCATTTTAATACAGCGTGGTCGCCACCTGAATCAGCAATAGATAGGTTGCGTGAAATCTATACTGAAGATATGGGTGTTCATATAACTGCTTGGTTTGACGAACCTGCTATGGAAATCGGGGGGTATTATTAGTGCTTTACTTTGGTGTTTATGGCTTATATACTATTTATAGGCTATAACGCCACATTAGAAAGGAGAAAATTATGAATCTAGAGCAGATTAAAGAGCAAACATTACGGCATATCAGTAGGTTAAGCTACTATTTAGATATGTCTGATGAAGACAGGTTAGAGGCGTATAATTTTTGTTGGAGTGTTATTTATGACTACCACAGGATTTATGAGCCTTATACTAAAATTACATTAGCAGATGTTAGCCACTTTTTTGATGTATGGTTTGATACTAATTACAAAGAGGAAGAAAAATGTCTTTGTGGTTTACCATTATCGTTAAACGGCAAAAATTGTTATTCACATATGACAGAGGGGTATTAATATGTTAGTTCAAAGTAAAGATGTAAATACTATAAAAAAGATAATTAATTTTTATTGTGATATAAGTGATGATGAAAATGCTAAAGATAAAGTCCAAAATGCTTGGACAAATATTATTCAAGCTTTACATCACGCTCATACACAAAACTCTATTATGATGTTAATGAACATCGATACTAGATTAGATAGGCAAATAGATGAAAGCTGAATTATTAGAAGTAAATTCATATTTAGTAAAATTGCAACTATGTATAGGTGTTACAGATATTATGGAAATGCGACCAGACTTACCTAATTGGAAAGCTCAACACGTATTACAAAGAGTTGCTAGAGAATTTAATGAGGAGATGGTCTATGAAGGACTTAAACAAGAAGCAGAAAAATGGGCAGACGAACTCTACCCAAAAACCGATGGATTGGGTGCCGAAACATCTGAGACATCTAAGTAAATGGCGAATTAACGCACTTAAATACATATTTAGAGGTAAAGTATGAGAGATAATAAAATTAAACAAGTAGAAGAATGGGCTGAAGACCGTGGATTACTAATTGAATCAGATGAGTATAAAGGTTATGCTTATAAGTATCGTGATATACAAGCACAAACGATGAAGCTTATGGAAGAAGTAGGTGAAACCGTGAAAGCTATAGCCTATAAAGATTCACAAGGAGTTATGGACGGTATAGGTGATTGTGTAGTGGTGTTGATTGTATTAGCAGCACAACATAATATGACGTTAGAAGAATGTTTAGAACACGTGTGGGATGAGATTAAAGACCGCACAGGAAAATTGGAGGACGGATTATTTAAGAAAGATTAAACATTATATGCTACCTACAAAGCAGAGGGATAAGCTCCTCAAATAAGGGTAGGCGAAGATACAAGTTAAAATACGATGCGTGGCGAGACTTGATGGCATATAAGATAGGTGGTCATTGTTAGGAACTCTTATAAAAGGGGAATAGTAACAAGCGTCCTATCCCTCAGTGACCACCGACCTTTTTAGTCAAGGGCAGTAGGGAGCTCCTATGGTGGTTTTATAATGTTTCCACCTGTATTCATACTCACCTATTGCCCGCCTTGCTTTACAATGGCTTTGCTGGTAAGTAAACTATTTATAGTTAATTTTAAGAAAGGAGAAAGTTATGAAAATTACAATTCAACCAGAAGGTAAATTTACTAGAGTAGACGACGGATTATATGTCGACGAAAAAGGTAACCATTACCATGAGGAAAGAGTCTTACGCTACAAAGTATTAAGACAAAGAACTGACGAAACTGATAAAGATGTTTGGCAACTTCATTCATCACATAGTAGTGAGCAAAACGCTATAATACAACGTGATAGTCTTGAAGAAGAAGAACAAACTCTACATCGTTTGTATAGATATATAGTAAAAGACGAAGGTCAAGAAACTACTATTAAACGATTGGTTTATTAGGGGAGTATTATGAAAACTAGAACACTTACAGGTATAGAGCATATTAAAAAATGCACTTCACAAGGAACAGGTGGGAGAAGTCGTAGAGTTAAAATTTCTACATCCCACATGAACAAATCACGTAAAAGGTCATATAAAGCATATAGGGGGCAAGGAAGATGAGCACAATAGAAATAATAAGTTATACGATACTATCAGTAGTATTAATAACTATGATAATAATTAACGAAAGGAGATTATAATGGGATTAGATTGTTATATAGTGCATGGTAACGACCATGATAAAGCGTTTACGCACGAAGATGATGAACGTTTAAAAGATATCAACCTTTGCGGAGGTATGTTAAGTGGTGATGGTCGTGATGGCTCGTTTAGAGGCAAAGTTTACGAGCCTTTAGTTGATGAACTTATGAGTAGGTCAGACGAAGATTTTGAAGGTCAAGGTATATGGCATAAATCGGAGGACGATGACCCGCCATATGTTACGAGCGATGAATTAAAAACACAAGCCAGAGTTTTAGAAGAATTTATACAAGCTAAACTACAGATTCTTGAAGAAGAAGGTTTAACCTATGACGATGATACTATTATTTACGGAAGTTATGAATACTTTGGAGAATATACATACGGCGAAGTTAAAGACCTAGCGACTTTACTCGGTGTTGCTGGTAAACGTGGTGCGATAATGCACGTATGGTGGTAGTGCTTTACTTTCCCTTTACTCGTATTTATACTATTTATAGCGTAATAAAAGAAAGGAGAATTATATGATATGTTCATTATGCCGAGATAAAATACCGACCGCACGAGCGAAGTTAGGTTATTCGACCTGCACATCGTGTGGCGAGGAAGCTGCACAGCGATTAGCTGAACAGCGTAAAACACAGGTTGCACCAGCATATAACAAAGGTGCTTATCAATATATAACATTAAACGATACAAAAACTATTGGGAGGTAGTTATGAATAGACCAATACTATATATTATGAAACATAAGATGTCTGGTGATGTAGACGAGCACGACGGCATTACCGATAATCCAGAGGCTTGGTTAAAACAACATAACGAAGCAAGGGACACAGAACCTGAAACTCTTGACGAGTTTTGGGTTGATGAAATAAATGTTCATTATTACGGAGCTGATGATACAGAGGCTTATAAAAAAGCATACGAAGTTTTAATGGAGTATTGGGAACAGTTCCCAGACGATATTAAAGAGCCGTTAGACAAAGAATTAAAAAAGGTGGGATTATGAAAAATAAAACTTATAGAGAAATAATCGAAGAACTCGAAGCTCTTGCTGACGACGAAAGTAAAACGCAAGAAGAACGAGATAAAGCGAGAAAAATGCGTAACGATATTGTTGCAGAATTAACATTAAGAGCCTACGGCTAGGAGAAAATTATGAACAATGAAAATAAACCATATTTCGATATGCTGGACACTATGCAAGAAGAAGGCAGTTTTAATATGATGCACGGACCAAAAATGTTAAGAGAAATGTTTGATATAAGTAAACATGAATCTATCGCTATTGCGAGTGCTTGGATAAAAACCAAAACAATTAAAGATAAATTCCTAGATAAGAGTAGATTATGATTTATAGCGAAGATTGTAAAGGTAGAAGAATTAGTATTGGACCTTGTGATATAAGGAATAGTTATAAAATAACTAAAGACGGAGTATTACAAAGTGTATTAGAGTGCGAGATTTGCGGTAAACGGGAAGTTGAACTATTTACCGATAAATATCCAGAATCTAAAAAATACCATAAGGGGGGAACATGAGTTTAGGAGATTTAGACCCGCAATCAGGGTTAGATATACAAATATTAGGTAGAGGTAATTACAAACCATCATTATTAGATGAGGATGGTTTGAAACTAATACAAATCGAATACCGCACTCGGAGTGAGAAAACGTGGATAGCAGGACAAAAGAAAGTTATAGCTTATATCAAAGCTATACCAGAAGAAGCTACTCGCGATATGTTGATGGCTACCTACAGTTCGTGGGACGACCCTCTATCGATAGCATTAGGAAAAAGTGGTAATAAACACTATTTAGATGATTTAGCTCTACAATTAGAGAAGATGGGATTTTATGGAAAAGCAGCAACCTACTCAGAATAACGAATGCCCAGAGTGCTGTGGCGAGGGCTTTGACCTTGATATTTTTTATGAAAAAGACGGTGAGGAAGAAGATTGTTATCTGTGCGGAGGCACGGGAGTTTATGAACAATAACAACGAAGGACTTTGGTTAGCTTTGGCTTGGCTTTTCCTAGCGTCGGCGGTTGTTTTACTTTGGTAAAACTCCTAGTTATACTTATAAAGTAATAAAATATTATTACGATAGAAAGGAGAATTATGAAGATAGAAAAACTAATAAATGAAAACATTACTAGGGTCAACAGACTGTTGGAAGCGGCTGGAACCCCTGAATTTATACAGATAACCAAACATAACATTTGGTTAGCTGGAACGAAAATAGAAATCAAAGATGATTGGTATAGAGCGACTAATAGTTATATTAACCATAATATAGTAGTAGAGCCGAGATATTATTTTGATTTATATCCAGTATTTAAGACCGAAAGTTGGGATAAAACTGCTGTGTCGAGACCAGTAGAGGAACATGAATACATCTACACCGACTGGCAAGAAGGAGAAACTATAGGTAGCGGAATGTTAACTTTAACTTCGGAACAGTTTCAGAAATTTGAATACGGCAAACTAAACAAAATGTTTATACAATTTATGAAAGAAACTTATAAAAATGGTGAGGACAAAGATTGGTGGAAAGAAGATTACGATAAATTTTTAGCCAAAGATGATGATGTGATACATATTATTATTTCAGTGCACGACCAAAACACTACGGCTAATATTAGACATTTTGTATACGATAATCCTGAAGGAGACCATGTTGACGCAGCGATGCGATACCTGATGGATAGAACTGATATAGGCAATTTATTAAATTTTAGTTATTAAGGAGGAAGTATGACAGAAATAATTAAAAAAGAACTAATACATGAAGATGTATTCGAGAAAAAGAACGACCCTGAAAGACTCAGAGTTGAAAATATAATCGAAAGTATTACGAGTCATTTGACTGACGACGATAAGATTGGTTATCACTTTAGCGAGTGTGACGGACACGATGAAGACCACTTTAAGGCATTCATGGAAGACCTACCCACAGATGTGACATGGCACACTATCTACGATAGTTGTATGTTTCCTGTTTTTGATTCTAATAGTGGTTATAGTATTATCGAAGTAGCTCATGCATCTAATCAAGACTTCTATTATTTGGCTATGTCTTTAGGTGGCTCGTTAGGTAGTAGTGCTCTTACTGAGTATTTCAAGATTCCTTTAAATGGTAAATGGGCTTTTTCGGCATGAGTGCTGGAGGAAGTATGAGCGATAGATTATTTAAAGTATATTTTTGTTATCAACACGAGCGAGGAGGAAACTCTAATCAGGAGTTTGTATGTATTACTACAGCAGACCGTATAGAAAAGATAACTGAACATTATTCGGAGTTGTGGGGTTTAATAATAGACCCATGCCCCTATAAGAGAAATGGCTGTAGCTTTTCACCTGATGAATTAACGGAAAGTAAAATACTACAAGAATGGGAAGGATTCGAGTTTGACGCAATATTAGAATGCGTAGAAACAGGCGAGAAGTTCTGGTATATATCTACACGCGACGAAAACGGTGTAGATGGATATGAGTTAGAGAAAGTATGATAAGAATCTTACAATTAATACTGCTCGAATACTGCTTTATAATCGGCTTGCTGGTAGCTATACTATAAGGGTATTAAAAAAGAAAGGAGAATTTTATGAACGATACAGTAAAAGATAGATTCGAAGAATGTAATAGCCCTAACGAGCCGTTAGATACTTTGATTATTAGTAAAGCCTACCCTAAAGAATTAAGCGAAAAGTTGAATGGCTCAACTCGGGTAATTGTAGATTTCTACAACGTCGGTAGCTCTACTATATTGCGTATAAATGGTAACGATGGTTTCCATGCAGTCTATGCGTTTATGCGTTGTAACTCGGTTTTATCCGAAAATGAGTGCGTCGAAATGGTCGATTATATGATTGCTGAAGATACTGCGTTTGTTGAATCTATGGCTTCATAGGCTGTTTTACTATCGCTTTACTCGTAGCTATACTATATATAGTTAAAAATAGTTTTTAACGATAGACGGGAGTGGCGAACCAGAGACAATGCCACGGTTTAAACGGGAGTCGACCGTAACAGAAGGACTCCCACGGTTTAACGGGAGTCGACCGTAACAAAAAAAGACTCCCATTTTATAGTAAGGAGAGATTATGAAAAACTATAGAAGTAAATCAAAGATTACTCGCCACCTATTTATAGGAGAAGAGTGGTCTGATACAAACGGCGACCCAATGAAGGTTGTCAAAATAGAACCTGCCAAACGAGGCACGCCAGAATTTCCAGCCACTAGGCTTACATTCGATAATGGCACTCAGCTTTGGGACGGCGAACAATGGGGGGTAACATCATGAGTAATACGGGCGACCCGATTATAGATACTTGGGATGATAGATTTACACCGACTGGACAAGACGGTGTAGAAATTAGTAATGGTGATTCTGTAGAAAGAATCGAAGATAAGTATACTGACGTTACGGATATGATAGCTTATTCGAAAGATTTAGGCACTTTTAAACTAACAAATCCAGATGACAGTGTATACAAAGTTCACATCCATGTAGAAACAGGAGACGGACATAACTACATACATTTTGAGTATGAAGACGAGGATAATCCCATACACGGAGGTGCGGGTTTCAGCCTACGCATACCTGCAGTAGTTAATAATATAGTAAAACTAGAAACGAGGAGAAACAATCATGAGTAAAAACATAGAAATTTACGACATGGACGGAAAACAACTCAACGATAGTGGTGAGTGGACAGAACTTAAACACGGCGGCGAAATCTGGGACGGAGGATACTACGATGAAGCACCCGTAGAGTTAGGCAAAGAAGTAGGGCATTACCAAGAAAACAACGAAGATTTTGTTTTCCACGTGAACAAGACAGACGGATATGTCTACCTTACGATAAGAATGCAAGGGAAAACTCCCAGACCTAGAATAACTATTAGAGTAGCTACATGGGAGGACTGGCAACAGTAGAAAGGAGGCACTTTCTGGAAAGAAGGAGTAAAGGAAAGTGTAAACCCTCGCCTAGTGCGGGGGTTTTTTATATCCTAAATAATCCTACGTTGGTCTACTGGTTTATTTTGGCTTTTTTCCTAGTTATACTTATATAGTAAAAAAATATTAATTTTCAAAGAAAGGAGAGATTATGAATGATACGTATAGAGGACCGATAGTATTATACCCGAATAGACGAGTTTGTCGTTCGATTACTGGACCAGAACACATAGAATGGTATGTTAACATTTATCGAACTGAACGAGAATACGGCGGACCTGAAGAAGGAGGATGGTGGTTCACTACAGGAGAACTTATAGACATTCACCGATTTAAAAACCACAAGGAAGCCGCCGATTACTCGGAAAAAGTGGAAAACGAGATGCAGGACCCTAACGGAGGATGGTGCAGCGACTCGAAGTTTTTCATAGAGGTGGTTACACGCATGGGAGAGAATTTCCCGAGCCACCGACCAGTCTACGAATAAACCACTAGCGGATTTTAAAGACCCTCGCTTTATGCGGGGGTTTTTTATGCTCGTAGTAATCTGATATTGGATATATCGTATTAGTGTTTTTAAAAATAAAAAAGTTTTTGTAAAAAAATCTCTAAAACTACTAATATCTCTAATAAACTAATAGAATGGCTCTGTGAGCCTCTTGGTTACTCTATTCTTTGGTTTCTCAAAACTAATAGAATTCTATTAATCTATTAGAAACTATGGTAAGATTCTCTAGAGGGCACGAGAAAAACTATTAAAATAGATTATTTTATAATAATATAGTAATATCATTTGCTACACGAGGAGATAAGATGAAACAGCTCACATATACTTCACTCATGCCAACTGAAGATGGTAAAGGCTTCATAGATGATAAGGGTAAGATTTGGCAGCCACTCAACTCAAAACAAAAGAAATTTTGTAAAGAGTATTTCAAAGGTCAAACAGCAACGGAAGCCGCCATAAAAGCAGGGTATACGAAGGATAGGAAGGGTGCCAAGACACAAGGAAGCGTATTACTCAATCATAACCCAGTTGTTCGAAACTACCTCATCGACTTGGAAATCGCAGCTTCGGAAAGAGATGCAGTTTCCCTAGAGAATCATTTATCTACACTCCACGACCTCAGAGAAGAGGCAAAAGACCAGGGACAGATATCCGCTGCCATTACCGCAGAGGTCCATCGAGGGAAAGCAGGTGGTCTCTACATCGATAGACGCGAAATATTGACTGCAAAGATTGATATGATGTCAAAGGACGACATACTCACTCGCCTCGAACAGCTGATAAAGAAAAGAGCGACGGAGTCCAATATCATAGAAGGAGATTTTGCATCCAAAGATTAATTGCTCTACTCTATGGCTCTACTCTATCGCTCTATCAGTCTATCAATCAGTCCATCAATCCCTCTCCCACTCCCAGTCCCTCTTTCCGTCCGTCGCTGACTGCATACCAATAGTTTAATTCCACATAATGGTTTAATTCCCGATTTCACAGCTTCTTTATACTGCTTTACTTTGGTACCAATCTCCCATATACTATTGGGATGGTTAGGTAATTAAGCCTACCATTTATCTAGAAAGGAGAAATTATGACTATAGATAAAAACTATAAGGCGGGGACTCAAAGAGGGTCTTCAAACTATAACCAAGTAATCACTTTAGTGGCTACACCGAAAAAAGATAAAGATATTGCACCACAAGCTGGGAAAATTATCGAAGCTTTAGTAGCTGCCAAAGACCACAAACTTACAGTTGGTGAGTTAGTTGGGACTGATGGTTCGACTGAGAGTGCTTGGGAAAAAGCTGGAGGTGTAACAGACCAAACACCGATGGATATTTGGAGACATTATAAGAAAAAACTTATAACTGCTGGATATGTAACAGTTAGCTAATAACTGATTGATTCCAAAGGGCGACTTCGGTCGCCTTTTTTTGTGCCTGCTCTACTCTACTCTATCAATCGCTCTACTCTATGGCTCTACTCTACTCTATCAATCGCTCTATCGCTCGCTCTCTCCCACCCGCCCTCCCTCTACTTTATGAATGAATCAATCTATCAATCTATCAATCAAATCCGTCCGTCCGTCGTTCCTAAAATCTTAAAATCCTAACATTAAACTAACTAACCTAACTAATTTATATAACCTTAATAACTTATATATAATTAACTAACTTATATAACCTAAATAACCTATATAAATTAATTTAACTAATTTAACAAAAACTATTGACAGCTAGTTTAATAAGCGTATAGTTATACTTATGGATACGAAAAAACAGGTTAACGCACCTAAAAGCGTTGAGGCTGATACAGCCAAGAAACAGAATGTGTCAAAGAGTGGTGGTAGATTTACTGATACTTTAAAAGGTGGTAAAGCTAACGCTAATACAAGACTGACATTAACTGATAGTTGTTTTGATTTAGTTGTGGCTAATAACCCAGCTAGACAAGTAGTATTAGTTTGTCAGTTATTAGATGATTTAGGCGGGTCTGCTACTGTAGGTGAGCTTAATGAAATGATACTAGCTTGTATGCATGATAAAGCTGATACCTTTTGGGTAGACAGTAAATCTGAAGCTTATGTGCAAGATATATATCCTGTCATGGCTTCTTACCTTGATAAAATGATAGGTAAGGAAGATTGGACATCAAAGAAAGGTAGTTTTACTTTAGTAGAAGTATCTTAATTTATTAACTCACTATTCATACAAGGGCTACATTAGTAGCCCTTTTTTTATGCCTGTATATCTACTATACCTTTAACCTAACCTACCCTTATATGAAGCCCTATACCCCCCTAACGCTATCAGCTCGGGTCCCACCCACCCGCCCTTTAGTTTCAGCCTCAGTTTTGCAACTACTTTACAAATAAGTCCCTAGTGAAAAAATTTTGCGAAAAAATTTTTTTCGATTATACTTTCGTTATGAAAAATATGTTAAAAAATATAGTAGGAGCAGTAGCTCCAACATTAGGCTCAGCTTTATCAGGTCCTATGGGCGGCATGGCAGGCGGGGTCATAGCTAAAGTATTAGGGGTAGATAATAACCAAGCTGCCATAGAAAACGCTATGCAAAACGCAACTCCCGAACAGTTGTTAGAGATTAAAAAAGCAGAAAAAGATTTCGAAGTTAAAATGAAAGAACTTAACGTTGATGTCTTTAAATTAGAAACGCAAGAAAAACAACACGCTAGAAGTATGTTCTCTAAAGATTGGACAGCCCGTATTATAGGAATAGCTATGATTGGTGGGTTTTTAGGTTATATCTTTTTAGTTACCATACAACCCCCTGAACAAAATTCGGAAGCGTTAATAAATTTGGTACTCGGTTATTTAGGTGGTTTAGCATCAGCCGTAATAAGCTTCTATTTTGGTGCTTCTAACAAAAGTGAGTAAGGGCAGCAGACCACGACCCGTGGACCGTGATAAGTTCAACGCTAACTTCGATAAAATATTTAAAGATAAGAAAAAATCCACCGCGAACCAAGAATCCCATTCCAAAGATTAACTACTTTACTTTTATTTTGTAAATATCGTTTTACAAAAGACAGGTTTTTAACATATACTTTGTAAATGGCTGAGCCTTCTATAGCGGATGTGTTAATGAATAATGATTTACGTTTACGTAGAAGCGATGAATTATTCCACAGCCCTCAACAAACCCAAGAAATAAAACCTTTAAGATTATCAGATTCTCAGAGACGTTCTTTTTTCGATTATATAAATAATCCAACAAGAACGGAAGACCCTTTAAAAAATCTTTTAGCAGGAGTTATAGGTACCGATGAACGTATGGGGCTTGGAGATTTTATTCCTGGATTATCCCAAGCATTAGCTGAACGTAGAGGGGATAAACTAGGTTGGTGGCTATCCAATTTAGATTATCTTCCTGGTGGTGGTATAGCCCCCGATATGGTTACTGCTATGTCTGCTGCATTTTCTAAATATCAGAAAAAGCGAGCTGATATAATTAAACGATTAAAAAGAGAACAAAAAATACAAGAAACGGCTGACGCTACTGAAATGGCAGGTTCTGTAAAAGAAGTAAATAGATTAAAGAAACAACTTAAAAAAATAGACGCAGAAGAAGCAAAAAGAGCAGCAAAATTTAGAATTGAGGGTGATTATGTTCCTCCTCCTAAAAAGCAAAGCTTAGACCCTACAGACCCTAAATTAAGGAAACAACTAGAGGACCAGATACCTACTAAAGATTTTGTTAAATCTGTATATAAAGCCCAACCCGACCCCAAAGGTCCTATTAATTTGAATTTTTCCCTTCCTCCTAAAAAGCCAGATGAGGGTGTTTTTAGCAACGCTATGTTGCGAGATATGCAGGCTGATTACATAAAATCAAGAAAAGGTCCAACAGAAATACCCCGTGTTATAGACGACTCAAGAAGTCTTGCTGACCAAGCTTTAGATTTTGATAAAGCATTTTTACGTGGAGAATACACAACAAAAGGCTCAAACCCTACGTTTAACAAACCAGGATATATTCAATTCACAGGTAAAAATTTTCCTGATGCTGGAGCATACTCAGATTATTCAAAGTACTTAAATGACCCTGAAAAATTAAAAGAATTAAAAACAGCTACAGGCTCTGACTTAAGATACAGTAATGAAATAGACCCAACTTTGGTAAAAGACTGGTTTTCTAGAGAGAACATATACTCATCTGTTCCTCCTCCTAAAGGATATACGTATAAAGCTCCACCTGAAGGTGCCTTATTTCGTGGAGATAGAAGCGGGTTATTAGAAAGAGGTAAAGGTTTTGATATTACAGATACTTCTGATATTGTTCCATCTTCAGGTATTTATTCTTTAATAGACCCTACAGACCCTAGATTTAAAATGTTCGCAAAAGGCATACCTAGTAAAGGCGGTCCAGGTGCAGGGTATGTTATAAACCCTAATTTTAAAAATATTTTAGATATTGATAATATTCCACCTGATTTTCTTAAAAAATTAGAAGATATGGATATGTTTAGAAATCGTCCTAGTAGAGATTTAGCGGGCGGTATTGGTGATTTAATGTCTAAAAAACGAACTGATTTCCAATTAGACACTATATTACGAGGCGGTCCAGGAAGTATAAATAAAACACCTTCAGGACTTTCACAAGATATAGCCGATATTTTTACTAAAGAAGGTTATGACGCTTTACGTTTCCCACCTAGAGCTATGAAAGGTGAAAGCGATACTATAATTTCGTTAAACCCTAAAAATTTAGAAATCACAGATGAAATACCTTATGACCAACTTGATGATTTTATAAGACAGCTACTAAGTGGAAAATAAAGATAAATTAAAAGCTTTAAAAAATATAGACCTTTCGCATTTAGATAAAGCTGAAGCGAAAGAGTTTACTGTTTTACTTGAAGAATTAGAAAAACGCGAATTTCAAGAAAAAGCAACTAGTACCTTTATGGATTTTGTTAAATCTATATGGAAAGAATTTATTAACGGCGACCACCATGTAAAAATGGCAAAAGCTTTTGATGATATTGCTACAGGTAAATTAAAACGTTTAATTATTAATATGCCGCCTAGACATACAAAGTCTGAATTTGCATCACATTTGTTCCCTGCTTACCTTTTAGGGAAAAATCCTAAATTAAAAATTATAGAAGCAACCCACACCGCTGACCTTGCAGTTAATTTTGGTAGAAAAGTTAGGGATTTAATTGACGGTGAAGAATATAAAGAATTATTTCCCGATACAGAACTAAAAGCGGATAGCCGTTCTGCAGGTAAATGGTTAACAAATAAAGGCGGTGAATACTATGCCGCAGGTATTGGTGGTGCGTTAGCGGGTAGAGGTGCGGATTTATTTATTATTGATGACCCACATTCGGAACAAGACGCTATGTCCGATAAAGCGATGGATGAAGCTTACGAATGGTTTATGGCAGGACCTCGTCAAAGGTTACAACCTGGAGGTGCAATCGTTATAGTTATGACCCGTTGGAATAAAAAAGACTTAACGGGTAGATTAATTAAGAAAATGGCACAAGATGAAGGGGCTGACCAATGGGAAGTTATAGAATTTCCTGCAATTTTACCTAGTGGTAACCCACTTTGGAAAGAATTTTGGAAGTTAGAAGAATTAGAAAGTATAAAAGCGTCCGTTAGTCCATCTAAATGGGCGGCACAATATATGCAAAGACCTACAGGGGAAGGTATTTCAATTATCCCTAAAGAGTGGTTTATGATTTGGGAGGAAAATAAACCACCTAAATGTGAATATATAATCCAGTCTTATGATACTGCATTTTTAAAATCAGAAAGAGCTGACTTTACCGCTATAACAACATGGGGAGTTTGGTATCCAGAAGGTAAAATTGGGGATGAAATGTATACGGGTAACGAAGCCCATTTAATTTTAATAGATTGTATAAAAGAACGTTTTGATTTTCCTGAATTAAAAGCAGAAGCGTTACGGTTATATGATTATTGGGACCCTGATACTGTAATTATTGAAGCTAAAGCTAGTGGTATTCCGTTAGTACAAGAATTACGTAGGGTTGGTATTCCTGTAAATACATTTAGTCCAGGAAAAGGGCAAGATAAAATAGCTAGATTAAATTCTGTATCGCCAATTTTTCAAGATGGAAGAGTTTGGGTGCCTGATAATAGATTTGGCGAAGAACTTATGGAAGAAGTTTCAGATTTTCCCGCAGGTGAAAATGACGACTTAGTTGACGCAACAACATTAGCGTTAGCGAGGTTTAGGGAAGGTGGTTTTTTACAATTAACTACTGATTATTTTGAAGAAGAAACACATTATGTGGGTGAAAGGGTTTATTATTAATTAAAATAGGTTATGATTTGAAAATATGGCTATAGAGAAACAACCGTTATCAGCTGTTCCTATGCAGGAAGAAGCTATCGAACTTGAAATTATGCCTCAGGTGGAAGAAGAAACAGAATTATTTGTACAACCTGACGGCTCAATTATTCGAGGCAGTGAAATGCCTGACCAAGCTACGTCAAAGTTTGGTGAAAATTTAGCAGAAACTTTAGACGAGCGTGAATTAAATACTATTGCTAATGAATTAGTAAATAGTTTTGAAGAAGATTTAGATTCACGTAATGATTGGTTTCAAACTTATACCGAAGGATTAGATTTATTAGGAATAAATGCGGATTCTCGTTCCCAACCGTTTATTGGGGCGTCAGGAGTTCATCATCCGATACTCGCAGAAGCCGTAACCCAATTCCAAGCACAAGCGTATAAAGAATTATTACCAGCAGGAGGACCTGTTGATACAGAAGTTTTAGGAATGACTGATAATGCTAAATTAGAAAAAGCAAATAGAGTTAAAAACTTTATGAATTATCAGATAACTTACAAAATGGAAGAATATGACCCAGAAATGGACCAATTATTATTTTATCTTCCACTATCTGGTTCTGCATTTAAGAAAGTTTATTACGACCCTGCAGTTGGACGGGCAGTAGCACGTTTTGTTAAGTCAGAAGATTTAGTTGTTCCGTATTACGCAGTAGATTTATTAACTTCTCCTAGAATTACTCATGTAATTCATATGAATGAAAACGAATTACGTAAATTACAGCTTTCAGGGTTTTATAAAGACGTTGAAATGTCGTCTCCAGGAAGCGGATTAGAGAATACAGACGTTGATGATAAGATAGATGAGCTACAAGGTATCAGTAGAACGATATCTGATGAAGAATTCACCCTTTTAGAGATGCATGTTGACCTAGATTTAGAAGGATATCAAGATATAGACGAAAATGGGGAAGAAACAGGGGTAGCTTTACCGTATATTGTAACTATTTGTAAAGATAACAACAAAATTCTCGCAATTAGACCAAATTATAACGAAAAAGACCCGATGAAGAAGAAAATCGAACATTTTACGCATTATAAGTTTCTTCCAGGACTTGGATTTTACGGTTTTGGCTTAATTCACATGATGGGGGGCTTAACTAAGTCAGTTACAGCGATTTTACGTCAATTAATAGACGCAGGAACACTTTCTAACCTTCCAGCAGGGTTTAAATCACGAGGATTGAATATTCAACGTCATGATGACCCGTTACAGCCTGGAGAATGGCGAGATGTCGATGCTCCTGGTGGTAGATTACAAGATGCTTTCCTTCCTTTGCCCTATAAAGAGCCAAGTGCAACATTATCTACTTTATTAGGAGCATTGGTTGAATCTGGGAAAAGATTTGCGGCTACAGTAGAAGACCCAACAGGAGACGGTAATTCTGAGGCACCTGTAGGTACAACAGTTGCATTAATGGAAAAAGGACAGAGAATTATGTCCGCTATCCACAAAAGATTACATTATGCTCAAAAAACAGAATTTAAAATATTAAAAAGAGTATTTGGGGAATTTTTACCTCCACAATACCCATATCAAGTACAAGGTGCGTCTGAAAACGTATTTAAAGAAGATTTTGATAATTCTGTAGATGTTATTCCTGTTAGCGACCCTAATATTTTTAGTATGACGCAAAGAATAACTTTAGCCCAAACACAACTACAAATGGCACAAGCAGCACCAGAATTACATGATTTAAGAGAATCTTACAAGAAAATGTATTTAGCTTTAAATATTAAAGATATAGATGCATTATTACCCCCAGAAGCTGAAGTGCCCGCAAGAGACCCAATTAGCGAACAACAAGCAGCATTAACGGGTAATCCTATAAAAGCTTTTGATTTTCAAAACCATGAAGCTTATATAGCTAGCCATAGTGCGTTTTTACAAAACCCTATGGTACAATCAAATCCCCCAGTAATACAGGCTATAACTGCTAATATACAAGAACATCAGGCGATGTTGTATAGAATACAAATAGAACAAGCTATAGGTCAGCCTTTACCAGAAATGGAAGATGGACAAATGCCACCAGAAGTTATGAATCAAATTGCACTTATGGCAGCACAAGCAACACAACAAGTTACAGGTCAAGCACAAGCGATGGCACAAGCACAAGCGATGGCACAAAGAGACCCACAAATGGAAATGTTCCAGCAACAACTACAATTAGAAAAAGAACAGTTAATGCAAAAAGAACAAGAAGATGTACGTGATAAAGAAGTAGAGCTTACAAAAGCTGAACTAGATGCACAAGTTAAACGTGAGAAAATAGAAGCTGATGCTAGAAAAGAAGATACTAAAGCTGCTATTGATTTACAAGAATTAGAGCAAAAGTCTAAAGCTGATGCTGATAAGAACTTTACTGAATTAGTTAAAACTGTTCGGGATAGTAGAAATAAAAATGGAGAAAAATAATGCGTGATTATTACGATAACGATAAGTACCCTTCTCCTTCACCTAAGAAAACCAAGGCAGCCCCTAGTTTTCCAAGTGTAGAAGATAGTACAAAAACTAAAACTATCGAAGCAGGTGAATGCTTAGATAAGCCTGAAAAAGCTAAAGTAAAAGCAGCTTACGGGCAAACTAAAGGACTTCTTTGGTATAGGTCAATTAAATAAGTGGACTATATCTTAGCTACGGAGCATTTGCTTCGTAAATACCGTGAGAGAAAAGAAGCTCTCACGCAAACGTTGGCTTCTGGAAGTATTGAGAATTTTGAACAATACCAAAGGATAGTCGGTGAAATAGCAGGGTTGAATTTCGCAGAACAAGAAATTCAATCTTTACATTCTAATATGGAGGATGCAAATGAATAACAAAGTTATTCCAAATAGAGTAGATAATTTTGGTAGTAATGCGTTAAAAGAAGAATTATCTGAAAACGATATTACGCCAGAAAACTACGAATCTCATGCAGATAAGTTACCACGTCCTACGGGGTATCGAATCTTAATTTTACCTTTTGCACAAAAAAGCGTAACTAAAGGTGGCATACATATAGCAAAACAAACTATAGATAAAGAACGTTTGTCAACTGTTGTAGGTCATGTAATTGCTTTAGGTCCAGACGCCTATGCGGATACTATGAAGTTCCCAGAAGGTGCTTGGTGCAAACAAGGTGATTGGGTAATCTTTGGCAGATATGCTGGTGCTCGTTTTCAAATAGAAGGTGGCGATATGCGACTTTTAAATGACGATGAGATACTTGCTGTTATTGATGACCCAGAGGCAATAATATCATAATTAACAGGAGAAATTATGCAAAATAATGAAGCAGAAAAAATAGAATTAGAACTTCCAGAAGGGGAAGTTGATATTCATGAAGCAGATGTTGATGATTCTATAAAAGAAGAAAAAGCACCTGTGGAAGAAAAAGTCGTCGAAGAAAAAGACGAATTAGACGAAGTTAGTGATTCAGTACAAAAACGTATTGATAAATTAACTTATAAAATGCGAGAAGCAGAAAGACAGCGAGATGAAGCTGTTACTTATGCTCAAAGCATAACCCAGAATAATACTCAGTTAAAAGAAAAATTAAAGAATTCTGATTCTTCCCTTTTCAAAGAGTACGATAATAGGGTACAATCAGAAATAGCAGGAGCCAAAATTTTATTAAAAGAGGCTCAAGATGCAGGAGATGGTGAGGCTGTAGCTGAAGCAACAGAAAAACTTTCTAGAGCTAGTGCTGAAGCAGAAAATCTTAGAAGATTATCTGCACAACAAGCAGTTAGAGAAAAGAATGTTTCTCAAGAAGTTCCAGTAGAAGACTATCAACCTACATTGCAACCTCAGACCAAAGGACCTGACCCTAAGGCAGAACAATGGGCTGAGAAAAATAAATGGTTTGGAGATGACCAAGCAATGACGTTTGCAGCATTTGGAATACATAAAGAATTAGTTGAAAGTGGTTACGACCCTTCTTCTGATGATTATTATGCTGAAGTAGATAGACGTATGCAGGATAATTTTCCACACAAGTTTTCAGAAGAGCAATCTGCCCCCGTGCAACAGGTTGCTGCCAGTAGCAGAGGTGCTAGTGGTAAAAAATCATCACGCAAAATTAAGTTGACACCAAGTCAAGTAGCGATAGCTAAAAGACTTAATGTGCCACTAGAAGAATATGCTAAGCATATCGAAGGAGTATAAAATGACAGACGAAAATAAAACAACAGAAGTCGTAACGGACAGAAACTCTAGGTCCGCAGAGACACGAGACTCTCAAACTCGCAGAACGCCTTGGAAACCCCCGTCAATGTTAGACGCACCAGAAGCACCTCCTGGATACCAATTCAGGTGGATTCGTGAAGCTACTAGAGGCAACGATGATAAATCTAATATGTCTAAACGTATTAGAGAAGGATATGAGCCTGTGAGAGCAGAAGATTATCCTGATTTCGAAGCTCCTACTATAGATAACGGAAGCAATAAAGGAGTAATTGGGGTTGGAGGTTTAATCCTCGCTAAAGTACCAGTCGAAACCGCAAATGAGCGTACAGCTTATTTTCAAGACCAAGCAAAATCAGCTATGGACGGAGTAGACCACAACTATATGCGAGAAAGCGATGCTAGAATGCCTATTAAAGATAGTGATATCCAAAGGACTTCTAAAGTCGCGTTCGGTAGTAAACCTACTGATAAAGGAACTTAATAATAACAATGTATTTAGACAAAGGAGAAAATCATGGCTAATACAAATAAACCAGATGGTTTTACCCCTGCGTATCACATCTATGGTGGTGTTATTCGTCCTGCAAAAATGAGAATCGCTAGTGGTTACGGAACTGCTATTTATAGCGGCGATGTAGTTACTCTTTCAAGTGGTTACGTTCAACAAGCAGGAGCGACTGATACGCCTGTAGGTGTATTTTACGGGGTATACTATACCGCCTCAGACGGTACTCCGACTTTTTCAAAAAGTTGGACTGCGTCTACGGCGACACAAGGAAGTGCCGATGCAGAAGCTCTCGTCTACAATGACCCTGGAATTGTATACGAAGCACAATTTACAGCAGGAACACCTGCAGTAAGCTTTATCGGTAACAAATACACTTTATCTACCACAGCTGGTTCTTCAACCAACGGTAGGTCAAAAGAAGGTGTAACTGCAACAACATCAAGTGGTGTAGCGTTATGTGTAGGATTCTCATCCACGCCAAGCAACTCTATAGGAGCTTACGCGAGAGGATTATTCACATTCCCAACTAACACCTTTGCTGTATAATCTAAGGAGAATAAATAATGGCAATTAATAGAGCCCAACTAGTCAAAGAGCTAGTACCTGGACTCCATGCTCTCTTTGGATTAGAGTATGAGAGATACAATAACGAACACGAAGACATCTTCGACACCGAGAGTTCTGAAAGAGCATTCGAGGAAGAAGTAATGTTAAGTGGATTTGGTGAAGCACCGACTAAAGGCGAAGGAGCCGCTGTCATTTATGATACAGCTCAAGAAGCTTGGACATCACGTTTCACACATGAAACCATAGCATTAGCGTTTGCGTTAACTGAAGAAGCTATAGAGGATAATCTTTATGACACTCTTTCTTCAAGATACACAAGAGCTTTAGCTAGGTCAATGCAACAAACTAAGCAAGTGAAAGCAGCTAATGTATTAAACAATGCATTTAGTTCTTCATATGTTGGTGGAGATGGAAAAGAGCTTTGTGCTACAGACCATCCTACTGTAGGAAATGTTGATTTGGCTAATGAGCTATCTACAGCTGCAGACCTTAATGAAACTTCTCTTGAACAAGCTTTAATTGATATAGCTGGTTTTAAAGATGAAAGAAATCTTAAGGTTAATGCACAGGCGAAAAAATTAATCATACCACCTGCTTTACAGTTCGTGGCTGATAGATTAATGGAAACTCCTGGAAGAGTTGGTACTTCAGACAATGATATTAACGCAATCAGAAACATGGGAATGGTTTCTGAAGGTTATGTAGTAAATCATTATCTTACAGATACTGACGCTTGGTTTATCAAAACTGACGTTCCTAACGGACTTAAACATTTCGTTAGAACTCCTGTATCAACTAGTATGGAAGGCGACTTCGAAACTGGTAATGTAAGATACAAAGCTAGAGAACGTTACAGCTTTGGTTGGAGTGACTGGAGAGGTATCTTTGGTTCACCTGGAGCATAATTCACTTTCGTGAAAATTTAAGGGGACTTCGGTCCCCTTTCTTTTTTACAATTTATGGTATATCATGAGGAAAGTTCTAGGGAATATATTAACTATCTATCGACTGCCCTAGCAGACAAGCCAAGACGATAGAGTTTATTAAGGAGAC